CTAGTTTTAGATTACTCAGTTTCATTTTTAATTTCCTAGTTATCCAAAAATTTAAGTTCTAGAGTTACAGAGTTAGTAGAAATGTATTCCTTCCCCGCATAATGACCCATCACTTTAGCATTTTTAATAATAAGAGTTTTAGGCTTTTCAGTGCCGTAAGCTTTTACGATACCCTCAATGGATACATTGTCAAGGTGTACTTTATCCCCAACTTTAAGCTTGGAGTCGCCTATATTTATTGGTGAGGATACAATGATTGTTTGACCTATAGTCATGCCTTGAAGATTAAGCATGTAATTTCAATGCCGCAATTTTCTTTTTGGCATCCTTTAAAATAGTTTCAAGTTTTTTGCAATTGTCGTAGTTAGCGTCGTCTTCATCAATTCTACCCAAACCAATCGCATCAACTTCTCCCAATGCATCAATTACTAAAGATTCTGCCGCCTTAATAATATCCTTGCCCTTAATAGCAGCAGTTATTTTTACACTAGTGCCAATTTTTAGTTTGCTTAAGTCCATCTTATCTCCTAGTTAATCGCATCTGCGTAGTAGTTATTCATAGCATCGTTATATACTTTATTGATGGCTCTTCTGATCTCACCTGTGTCCGCTTGATATAGGCGTTTGAAGTCAGAGTCCCTAACCGCCGTCAAAAAGTCCAATTCATTAAGACCTTTTTGCTTCGCCCAAATACTCAGTACTCTATGTACTACTTTGCCAATTTTTAAACTAAACACACACTCTTTTAAGACCCTGAAAAAGTTAAATTTCTCCAGACTGTTTATATTGTTATTTTCTTTGAAGAGGATTATAGCGTAAACGCCAAACTCATCGTGTGCATCTATACTAGTACCATTTTTAGCAACCCACTCATCTGCCCATTGTTTGAGCTGAGAGTCAGCCGCTTTCGCTGTAATCACAATTGACTGTCCTAATTTCAGTTTATCCAGCTTCATATTTATTTGTAGTTTTTCATAAGGCTAAGAAGAACATTCAATTCTTCGAGTTTAGCATTCAGGACATCTCTAGCGGCAGAGTTGTTATCTTGTAGGGAATCCCTATTAGGCAAAGTAGCAGGTGGCAATTGGAAATCAGAGATCTGTTTTTCCATTTCTCTCACTTGATTGTATTTACTTAAATTAGAAGAACCTTCTACTTTCATAGATTCTCCAATTTTTAAATTTTTTAGATTAGACACTTTATACTCCGAAATGAATGTTTGGGATTTCTTTTTTGACTACATCCTCTACCATTTTTATACCTTGGCTTAAGCTCTCGACTCTATTGTAGCAAACTATTACTTTACCGTTTATTGTAACTGTAGTATCCACAGACTTGTATTGTTCTTTGTCATTTTTGCTTTCAACCGTAGCAAAACCAATTCTAGTTTTCTTATCAACCCTACCAGAATCATCATCTAATCCAATACTGAGAACCCATTTTTGACTAGGTACAACTTCTTCCCATTCACCGTAGTATTTATAGGTGTTGGCTTTAATTTGGGAGGATTTTTTCTCCCAGTGAGCCAGTCTACTTTTCCAATCCGCTAATTCACTTTTAAATTTTGCTTTCCACTTAGGGTCTTTAGTGGTCTTTACCAATCTTTCATATTTAGCTACATGCCATTTACATGCTTCTATATTAGACATTTTTCCGAAATCAGGTCTTTCAGGCTTAAGTTCCTCGTAAGGTGTGGAACTGGCCTTTATAACTATTGATTGGCCAATTTTTAGGGCAGAAAGGCTAGCTTTAATAGGTTCTTCTAATTCTTTTTTCATATATCCTACAAATTATAGAGTGGGGATTTTTTGAGTAAGTCAGATTCCAAGCTTGTAAACAAAGCAGTTTTCTCTTTTCCTTTATTGTACTTTTGCAATTTCAATAAAAGGTCAACGAACTCTTCTTTTTCAGCAAACTTGACATGTCTAAATTTATGCACTTCCTCTTGTCCATAATATAAACTCAAGGGTTCCCAACTAGCTGCTTTGCGGAAAACTCCTCGCTGCAAAACTAGTGTATATCCTTCCCCAATAGGAATAGCGGCGAAGTTCTTGTTAAATTTACCTTTAAGCTTTTTAACAATAGCAGATACCATATCATTTTTAGAAAACTCTTTGGAGTCACTAATAGGATTAGCCTTGATGACCACTACTTGGCCCAAAGTCATACTTTCTAGGTAAGGTGCAAATTCACCTTCCCTACCATCAAAGGTACAATCTAAAACTTCAAAGGCATTGTACATTCCACGGAAATACTCATCATTAGGCGGGGTAACTTCTTTACAAAACTTAACAAAGTCCTTAACCTCTTGTAAGGTAGCTAGATTACCGCCGAGTATAGTAGATTGTCCAAGTTTTAGATTACATAGGTTCATATATTTACCAAACTTGTATTGTTAAATTTCTTTTAGCTTCCAGTCTTTTTGTAATTCTTTTTTGACTTTTTCCGGTAGACTTTTAAAATCTTTCTTTTGTAGCCACTTAAATTTTTTATTGATTGCCTTTGATTTTATTAAAGCCATATTATATGCTCTACTCTCGGCATCCTTTTCTAGTAAACCTTCTCCAGAGAAACCTTCATATTCTCCGTTGTCCCACAAAGCTACTCCGTTAAATTGGTACATAGCTGCTTTAACTAAAATGCTCTGGCCTAGTTTTAAATTACTTAGTTTCATTTCTTAGTCCTCTAAGGTATTTTTGAGTAAGGCTCATACGGCTGCACCAATCGCACCGTTATCTCATGTCCATTTAAAATGCCAATTTGAGTTACGTTCTTTTCTTCAATCAATTTCCAGCGACGCATATCTTCTATCTTAATGAAGAAGTCCTCTGTACCAACTACTTTAACATCTGGAGTTAGATTGATAGTAGCAGTTTGCCAGGAATCAAAAACACCAAACTCACCTAATGCGATTGTATCATTTACGATAGGCCAATCTGCATCGACAGTTACAGTTGGCTTTAAGTTATAGCGAAACATTAAGTGAGAGAACACAGGACTCTTAGTAGTTATAGCGTCCCTACTTAATTTTATCTTGAAGAATATTTTTTTATTGACTAATTTGTTTTTAAGAACAGTTTCATCATAGGCAACATAAGAAGAATCAATTTCACTTTTAATGAATGTTTCAACCTTAGTGCCTAAGTTTAGTGAGTGACCAAATTGAACTAGGTCAACAATACCAACATTCTTTCTAAGTTCTACCTCACCGTAAATATACCCAGTAGTGTTATCATCGTCTAGTATGATTGACACAGGTCTAGTGGTAAAGTCTCTTCTACAGTTTACAAGTACTAAATCTTTTGCGGATTCTACATACTCAGTAATAGTAGCGTACTTGTCATAACCGCCAACGTATCCAACCTTAAAGCAAATTTGACACTCACCATTAGGAGAGCTATCCTCATTTAGACAAGTACACTGTCTGCCAGATCTTTTACGTTGAAAAAAGTACATTGATTTTCGATCAACAGAAATAGCATTTTTAGTCATGGTCTGCGCTTGATTTAACAGCAGAGTGTGCGCTAGATTACGAACGTTATCCTTAGCTAGATTGTCATTTCTAGCGGGCTGTTTTGTACGTAGATTAGGGCTTGATACTGTTGATCGAACAGTTCTGGTAAGTGACCGTGACACGCTTTCCCCAATTTTTGTTTATATAATATATATTTTGCATAGAGCGTCATGCTAATTGATGCCTCTTTATGCACCTAGTCAAAACTTAAAACCCTTATGACGCTCTATGCAAAATATATATTATATATGCAAAATTTCAGAATTTCCCATTTTCCGAGGGGTAGACATGTACACTTTCATAATTGATCCGAACGCATACAATTCCGGCAAGCCTTTATTTGGTATGGACCCCGCAGAAGTAAAAGTAACTTTAGGATTTATTAGTGGCAAAGTAGAATCAATTTTAGGTAGAAACACCCTTTCTCTTGATGATGCCTTAGTAGAAAACTATGTAGATACTTCTAGCTGGAGAGAACACGCTGCCCAATTAATTATTAAAGGTGTCATTGTCGTTAAGAAAAACGGTGGTGCAGCTTTAACCGCTTTACAGATGATTAGAACCAAAGGCGAAGTACAGTACGTCTAGTAGGTCTTTATGCGCTTCGACGATTACGTTAAAAATAAAAATATTCACTTGTACCATAAAAAGCTACAAGTGATTTCTGTTGTAGGTTCAACTAACTCAGAAAAAGCCGTGGAAGGATTTTTGAAGCGCAGCTCCTGTCCATTGCATTCTCAAATATTACAACTGTGGCGTGAGTGGAAAAAATCACAATAGAGAAACATTATGGCAAAACTTTACAATCTAATCGACTCTGTTGATATTGAAAATGAAATTGAGAAAGCGGTTAAGTCAAATCTTAATCCTGACATTTTTAATAAGATTGATGAGTCTGATCTAAAACCTGCCTCAAATGTTTTAGACGCCTGTCTCTTAGATTTTAAACTAGAGCCTTACCCTTGGCAAATAAATGCTCTGCTTAGATTATTTGCCGATTACTGCCCAGTCTGTTCAAACCCAAAATACATTCAAAGAATGCACAAAGAATCTTTACCTGAAATATTGAGCAATATTCAACTGCTCGATTTCGGTGTCTGCCCTAAGTGTCACGGTAATAGATATGACTTTGTTAAGTCAGGTCAAATGGGCCTGCATTATGAACTAGATGCCTGCGTTGGCCAGCGTAGTGGCAAGAGCACTCTAACCGCGATGGCTTCTAATCGTGTGTACCAATTATTTGCTACGCTGCCTAATCCTTCACGTTACTTTGGTCTACTACCAAACTCTTTGTTAGTAGGAACTTTTACTGCATTAACTATGGAACAAGCTGCTGATAGTTTATTTTCTCCTTTCACAGAGTATAATGCTAGCAGTCCTTGGTTTACTCAATACTGGAGTATGCTGGATTATTACTC